TTACTGCGGCTTCCTCTGCGACCACACCGATCTTGTTGACTTGAAGGGCGGCTGCTGCAATGGCAGATAGGGCCTCAGCGTCTTGGTCGCGCAACGTTTCGATTTCTTCCGGGGTAAACATCGGCTCGCCGGCCTCATCCACCACGGCAGCACCTACAATCAACGCTTCGAAATGACTCGCTGCTTTGTCGCCAGTAGCATAAGCGGCGTGGAACGCATCGCGAGCGCGGCCCGTAAGCGTTCTGAAACGCAGATACACGCCCGAGCCTAGCGCTTTGATTTCGATCTCTTTAATTTCCGAGCGAATGGCGGTTAGTAGTTGTTCTTTGTTCATTGCATATCCTTCTGTGCCGTGGCGGCTTGAGCCTCACGAATTAAGCGGTTGATGACGGGGACGGCATTGGTTTGGACTTCCTGAATTGCAGTCCTAACTATTTCGTCTATGTGATTAGCTGCTTGTGCCGGGTGTAACGGTGATATCACCGGTAATCTCCAGGTTGATAGAGCCGGTTACGATTTGATCCACCTTGGCGGCAATCGGGAAGTCTTTTACAAATGCGCTGAATGCAATGGTTGTGCCGTCCGATAGCGTCATTAAAAATGCCATTACGGAACCCGTCTTCTTTGCCGCGAGCAGTGCCGAGTGGGCGACTTGCTTTAAGTCGGTATGCAGCGAAAGAGAGAGCTGCCCCCAATCCTGTAAGCCGAGTTTCTTTTCTTTAGCCTTGCTATTGAGGTCGGTCGTATCGATGACGTTCGCGGCGCCATTGAAACCTGAAATTTCGCTGATGCCGGGAATCGGAGAAAATGCGGGCGTGGCGGCCGGGCCGGTGTTATAGGCAAGGGTTGTCCCTTGCGCGACGATTGCGGTCATTTAAGCCTTATAGTTGATTGAGAAGTCCAGCCGGGAGCCGTACAGCATCGTTGCGTCTTCGAAGACGCTATCCGGTGCGCCGATAGGGACGGCGAGGACACCGGGGCTGACGAGTGCGATGCGGGCTTGCTGTATGAGCGCGGAGGCTTGGGCGCGGGTCTTGGACCACGCAGTGACTTGCATACGCTGATTGAGCGTTTCCGGGGGGCTACCGGATAGGTCGGTAAAATCTTGACCGCCGACTGCTTGATACGTGATCCAGGGCGGTGCTGTTTTGGCGGGTGCAACGTCAGGGAAAACTGAGCCTGATGCAAGCCCTTTGAGAGCCGCATATGCGATAGCCTCAGCCGTCATCGGCCATGTGTCGCATTGAACTCCGCTTTGATGTGTAGTGGCTCATTCACCCTGAAAGCTAAATCCAGCGATACAAGCGACTGGGGGAGGTTTAGTGCCAAGCGCACATATTCCAAGAGTTCCGCACCTGTGCCGGAATGGGGTAGCGGTGGGTCGAGGTATTCGCTTCTGTGTTTATCCATCGTTGGCGTTTTCCGTACAGGCTAGGTCCGTGAATTCACGTGAGGACACGTTAGGCAGGACTGATGAGATATTGAAAATGACACCCTGGGAAAGTGCGCGGTCGGCACTGGTAATGTCTGTGCGGTAGCGAATTCGGATACTTGCCGATCCGGTATCTACCTTTGTCCCGCCCGTAATTTTTTCCTTGCCCGACAGTTGCAGGACGGCTCCCCACACGGAGGCGAACTCAGTCCATACGTCCGTTGGCTGGCCGAGGTCGTCTTTGCCGGATGACTTGCGTTGTAGGGAGATTTTTCTATTGAGGGGGCCGGCACGGAGCCCGCCTGTGCGGCGAGGTACGCCTTGCCTCATGCAAGAGCCGGGTCACGGTCACGCATTAGGATCGATTGCACTGCGGGACCGATTGGGTCTGTGTCGCCTTCACGATCCTCGTAGAGCGAAGCCAGGACGAGCAGGGCGGCGTGGCGGATGTTTGCTGGTACGGTTGACGCCGTATATGCGGCAGCGGCTGGTGTTTTTAGATAGCCCACAATAATTGTGCTCGCCGCCGTAATCATGTCGGCTAGCTCTGCGTCTGAATCCGTATCGACTATGCGAAGTTGGGCCTTGGCCTGGACCAACGTAACTAGGTCATTCATTCCCGTTGTCTACTCCCTCGGCTTGTGTTGGTGAATCGGCAGAGCCGCTACTGTCCTCGTTGCTTTCTTGTGCATCTTCTTGCTCAGGTGGTGCCGTTGAGCTAGGGGCGGGCTGGGTGTCGCGGCGGGAGAGCGCGGCCAGCGAGTAGTTTTGCTGTTGTAGATATGGCGTGTCGCCGCCAATGACAGGGGGAAGGCCCACGGTCGCTCTAGCTTCATTTGGCTTCATATACCCGGCACCGACTGCCTGCGCATTCGCGGCGTGGCGCGCTGACTCATCCATACGCATCAAGCCGGTCGTGTCGAACTCGAAGCCCGCACCGTCCGTAATGTCGAAGCTGTCATCTAGTAGTAGCTCGATATTCTCAAGATATGCCTGTAGACAGTCCGAGTAATACATAGCCTCATAAATAGCGGAATTGGCGGCTGTGCGAGCGCCGGTATCGAGTCCGATCTTATGGCCGGGCACATGAAAGCAGCGCGCTACATCCTCAGCGGTCCACTTCAATTGTTCGATAGTCTGAGCGTCCGCGCCGGTCATGGTCATGTGCGTAAGCGTGAGGCCATCGCCGCCTACCATGACTTTGCCGACGCCTGCCCCGGTGTAGCCACTCTCCGTTTGCGCCTTGAGGCGGGCGGCGGTTTCATTTGAGATTGCCGCAGGGGCGGACATGAATACGGACGGGCGGGCAGCGTTTGAAAAGAAAGCCGCGCTATTGGTAGCGATACTGTTTCCGAGTGTGGCCGCAGCGGCGCACGCTGCAATTGGCGTCATGCCGACCAGCGGATGCCAGGAGGTAATGCCCCGATCATGGATGATGTCTCGCGCCGGAACTACAATCGTTTCCATCGGCGTGACTTGGAGCGGCGACATCGTGATTTGATAGAAAATTGAACTATCCGGCGCGACGAGCGGGACCACGTGCTTAGGATTGAGGATGTCCATCGACACGATGCTACCAAGACTATTTCGACCGAGTAGGACGTAAGTATTGCCATAGGACAATTTGCTACCGACCCACGCCTTAATAAATTGTGCGCGGGTCTGGTAATGGTTCGGCTTGCGCAGAACGTTGGTATATCGGGGAGCGCTAGACTCTTGCCACACGCCATCCGTGAGTTTCACGTATTTAATGCGGAGCTTTGACACGTCGGATGAGATCAGGTCAACGCAAGAGAAAACGGCGGAGCTTGCAAGCATCCCGTCACGTGTGGCGAGCGATTGGTTTTTCTGCCATGCACCGGTAAACGGTTCCTTGATGAAGCCGCTAGCGCCCGGTGCCCCGATGGCGGATGCACCTACTGACGCTGCGGGACGCTTCCAGGGCTTGAATGCCTTACTAACGTCCCAGCCTAGAAACTTCACTCACTCTCTCCAGTTTCAGCTTTGGCGCGTCCCAGTTTTTTTACTTCCTTCGCCCAGTTCATGCTTACGAGGGCGCGGCCATATTTTTCGGACACCTCTTTGCGCTCGCCCTTTTTGATAGGCGGAAATAACTGGATATCCCGCAGGGCTTCTACAGTGATTCGTTTATTCAATAAACCCTCCGGGGTATACAGTTGATGGAAAGCCCCGCTTGCGCGGGGCGTAATGCTTAAGCTGCCGAGTATGCGGAGCCGGTGATAACACCCGCACACAGACCCGGACGGCGTGCCTGCCAGTTGATAAACTGACCGATACGCACAGCGACCATGTTGTTTTGGAACATGGATACCGGAACTACTGGGACAGTGGCAGCACCAGCGACGGCACCAGCAGGGTTCGTGTCCATAATGATCGATGCCTCAGTCGAGATATCGATCTGCGGGCCAGCGTCCTCCGACAGGTAAATTTCATCGGGGATAATCATTACGATGGCATCACCTGCAACGACGTTCGACGTGAGAACCGGGAAGTTCTCTAAGATGCCGCCGGTCATGCTCATATCCGGGAAGAACTTGTTACCCAGAGCATTACGAATCGAGCCGATGGCGAGCGCACGCGCCGGAGACATGAGAAGCTTGGCTTGCGTCATATCAATATTCGCGGCGATGAACGGAGCCACCAGCGTTTGGATATCGAGAATCAGCGCCTCAGCCGTGTTGCCCGAAGCCTTGACGGCGGTAACGCCATTCAGCATGCCCGCCGGCGAAACATTAGCCACGGCTGCATTGGTCGAGAGGAACGAAAGATCAAGACCCTTGGCCGTAGCTTTGAGTAAGTCCGCCTGCACTAAGGCCTCCGCCGCCGGATTCGAAAAACGAATCAGCTCATCCGACATAACGCTAAGGGCATAGACCTTGGCCCACGTCAGAAACACTTTATCGAAGCCAGCAGAGGTAACCGGGGTTGGTTGCGATTCACCTACCCAGCCAGAAGCCGTACCGGAGTTCTGCATGGAGACGCGGACGTTAAACGGGATCTTGCGAAGATTCAGGCGACCCAGAATCGTTTGCGGGTACAGTAGTTCGATAAAGTCGCCTGCGTACTGTTCGGGATAGATCAGGTTACCGGCCCACTGTGCTACTTGCGTAGAGCCTGCGGACACCGCAGCCTTGATGATGCCATTTACAACCGCGTCATCCTTGTAATGCACCTCAGCAAGCTCGCGGGCAAGGGGTAGATTACCTTTAGCCTTGCCTAAGATCATCGCTGTTCGTGTGAATGCGGAACCTTTCGGCGCATTCGATTCAACGGTGATAGTTTGCGTAGGCGTCTTGGTGACGGCGACCGCTTGAGCTGCAATCGACTTCTCGACTGTTTGAAGGCGGCTCAGCTCTTTTGCACCGGCATCCAATTCCTCGCCAAAGGTGTTGAACTGCTTTACCTCATCTTCCGTCAATGCCCGATCTTCCGCGACAGACTTTGATACGAGTTCATTCCGCGACAATTCTGATTGCGACAGTTGAGCTTGAAGTTGTTTGATTTTTTCTGAAATAAACATATAGGAATCCTTATTGATAACGGCGAAAAGAAAGGTCAATAGCGACCGTGCGCGGAGTTTTTGATGTGGGGATAACGGCTTCCGGCTGTGCGGTTTCCGTTGTATTGCCTAGGGTTTCGCCGTCGGGCGTGGCTGATGCAGTATCGGGAGCATGTAGGCTCTTAAAGGCCGTAATCATTGCTTCCGGGTTGCAGGGGATCGCGGTGAGGGACAGTTCATGCACCTCAGCTTTTTCGAAGTGCGTACCACCGTCCGCTTTGTGGTTGTATTCCTTCGGCAGAAAGCCGATAGAGACGCCCTTAATAAGACGGGTTTTGACGCTATGCCAAGCCTCGTCCGTTCGATCTTTTACGATTCCTGGTTCGTCAATCTTGGTAATCTTGGCCTTGAAGGGAAGCCCCCTTGGGGTCGGTTTGCCAAATTGAACGGTGCCTACTGGCTGATCGTGCTTGTGATGGATGAGTAGTGGAGTCTCTGCCTGGAATGACAGCCCCAGCGGGTTAATCGTGTCCTTGACCTTATCCGGTGTTGGCGTAGAGGCGATACCTTCGAATTCGCGTGCATCGTCATTAACGGACTTAATGAGAATCGCGGAAAATAGTTTGTTGTCTATCTGGGCCTCACATGACGAAGAATTGAAATTGCGATTCGGGTTCCAAATCACCTGCTGCTAATACCGTCGCGCCGTATGCCATTGCCAATGCAACTAGACCGTCGATGCGGCCTGTCGCTTTGGACTTGTCTAGTTTTCGATTGCCGGAAGGGTCTTTGTTGATGATTGCGTTAGCTGCGCACATGGTCAGGACGGGGTTTGCGCCATGGGCAAGGCGGGCGTTGATAAGCTCGACTTCAAGCGCGTCAAGCGCAGGGCTGAAATCCTTGAAGCCCTGGCCGTGAGGTACAAGGGGGAGGTCCACGCCGAGATCCGCGAACTCTTTCTTGAGGAGATCAATACGCCAGCGGTCGTATGCGATGGAATGCAGATTCAACCCCGCGCAGATGTCGGCTATGTCACGGGCGACATATTCGTAATCGACAGAGCGTCCCGGCGTCGTGCGCAAATACCCTTGATCTGCCCACAGGTCATAGGGTGAGCGGTCTTTTTTGGCCCGATCCCGTATCCCTTCCTCGGGTGTCCAGAAATAGGCATGCGCTTGCCAGATACCCGAGACGCGCCCAATGAGCACCAGGGCGGTAAGGTCAGTGCGGGCTGATAAGTCCAGGCCACCGAATACCTGGGTGCGGTTATCGAACTCAACCGGGAGGGCATCGCAGGATTTCCACACGTCGCGACTGATAAACGGTGAAACCGTAGAGACGCGCTGATTCAGGATCAGATTGCGGAACGTGTTTTCGCTGGAGGGCATCCGCACGGCTGCGCGTGCCTGTTTTTCTACGTCCGCTTCGGAGCGGAATATGCCCATTGCCGGATTGGCTGCGCGCCAGCCGTTGATGTCCATTAGCTCGGCGTCTTTGTCGGCTGCGTAGAGGTGAACAACCGTATGCGGGTCGTCGCTGGTTAGCGCGTCGTCGATCCAGATCGATAGCAGGTCAGCGTCAGAGGCTGCTTGCGTGCTAACCACGATAATCAAGGGGTTGTCGTGCGCGCCTTGAGCCGTTGTGATTGCGTCAATAAAATCGCTCTGCGGCCCGCGTATCTGCCCGGCCTCGTCAATGATCGCCAGTATTGGAGATAAGCCGTGTGTGGTCTTGGCCTCGGCGGACAATGCCTTGTATTCGACATTCATCGGCAGGCCGTACAATCGTTTGCCGGACGGGACGATGCGCACTATCGAAGATAAGAAGGGCGACATGGCGACCATCTTCGATGCCAGCGAATGGATAATCGCGGCTTGTTCACGGGACATAGCCCCAGACACGATCTGACTGTTTAATTTCGCTTCCGGGCCGACCAAGTGGGCCAGGAGTAGGGCGGCAATGACGGCGCTCTTGCCGTTCTTCCGTGCGATGCTTAGATACCCATTCTTCGTGCCGTGCGGGTTGTCGTACACATCGAGAATGAATTTGCGCTGAAACTCTTCAAACTTTAGGGGTAAGCCGACAAGGGCACCCTCAGGCACCTTGCAATACTTCTCACAAAACGCTATTACCTTCTCGCCCCTCGTTAGAGGCTTACGTGTCAATGCACTGCACTCTGACGGGGCACTAGATCATCATCGGATTCCACGCCACGGGCCGTATCCTGGGTTGCCAGTTTCT